GGATTTCCATCCTCATCTAGTTTTGACATATTGCTTTCATGGACTCGACGTAGAGCTTCGTCTAAGTCCCATTTCATATTTGCTGCGTATTGGTAACAGACATATACAAGATCACTCAGTTCTTTTAAAGCATCCTCACGAAAGCCAGCATTGTCTCTAAACAACATAGCTTCAGCTTCTAAGAATTCTTTAAACTCCTCAACGATCAAATTCTTTTGCATATTCCTCGATCTGAGAGTTCGTGAATTCCTCACATTGAACGAGTTCCTGAACTCTTTTGCTTGTTCTAAATTCGACTTCATTCTTTAGGTAGTGGATTGCTTTTTCTAGGTCGTCTATATCGTCAAACTTATGACCTGCTCTGCAGACATATTTGATTACGTTTCCGAGGTGGAAGTTGAGTTCTTGATCACGTATAAAACTCCAGACTTGGATGGATCCACGCCTGTAGTATTTAGGTCCATGGTCATTGGTGGTTTCGGCCATTTTTCGAGTAGATTTGTAAGACTATTAGCTAGAACAAAGTTCTGTTTTTGTAGTGCTAGGAAGACGGTGTTAACGTCTTTCCTATCTGTATCTGGATGCTCTATGGCATCTTTTATCTGCCTTAACTTGAGATCTTGCTCAAGTGTTAACGCAGTAATCGGCTGAGGGATTCCAAAGTATGGGTTTCCCTTTTTCATGGTCATAATCTTCAGTAGTTAAAATCTTTGCTAGTCGTGCATTTGTTAAAGCCACTTCTTTCGATAATCCTTTTTCTTTAAAGGCATCTACTAACGTCTTCCAACTCCAACCTTTCTCATTGAACAACTGTGTTGCTCGTTTGATACCAATCCCAGGAATACCAGCGTAGCCATCAGTATTATCTCCAGCTGCACTTTGTACTAAGTGCCACTTAGCTCCATCGGATTTGGTGATTGTGAAAGATTCATCAAAGTTATATACCATCCCAGGAATTTGTTTCATGTCCTTATCTGGACTAACAATGATATTTCCTTTATGTTGTGTGGCATATATTCCCATTGCGTCGTCTGCCTCAAGGGTAGGCATCGTGATCACTTCAAACTCAGTCTTGAGTTTATTTATCACACGTTTATAGGCGCATGGCTTCTTACGATTTCTATGACCCTTGTAATCGGCTTGAATTTTTTTTCTAAAATTGTCACTGCTACTAAAGAACAAAATGATGTCATCAAATGCACCAAAGTGTCGTTCGATCTTTTTAATCTCACGCATAACACAGGCATAAGCCTCTGAGAATTTTGAAGTAACTACAATAACGTCATCTCCAAAATCAATCTCTGTCTCTGCAGCTGCACAACATTTATATACGGTAAAATCCGCATCAATTAATAATTTCATAAGTTAGTGGACCTCAGACCAATTAGCTCCTGATTTTGCTTCAGCTGCTATTGGTACTCTGAGGTTGTAATATTCGCCGCTTTCAGCAGCGGAAAGAACAAGAATAGATTTGAGATCATTAACATGTTCTGGTTTTGATTCATACTGCAACTCGTCATGAACAAAAGCGAGCTGATTGCAGCGTAAATCCATTTCTTTTGTATGGTCATGGGTGATTTTTAACCATCGTTTTGCAATAACTCCAGCTGAACACTGAAGTAAATAATTAAGAGCTTTATGTTGACTATCTACTAGAAGCTTTCTTCCATCGACAGCCATGAGCGAGCCTGTAGAAGACCGCTTCTTAACAGCCTGTAGCAGCTCTGATAATCCAGGGATGGCGGCAATGAACGCTGCACGTACCTCCTTTCCTTTAGCTCTTGCCTTATTTGGTTGTAGTTGTTTATCGACTGAGAGTCCGATCTTTGCATCGCCTGCTCCATATAAAAAAGCGTAAGTTACTGTTTTAACAGCTCGTCTACTAATTCCGATCTTGTCTGCATTGACTTGGTGTATGTCTCCAGTGAGGAGGATTTCGGCATAGCGTCCTTCATCATATCTGGCGAGATAGTGAGCGAGCATCCTGAGTTCAATGCCACTAAGATCAGCCCCGCACATAACCATTCGAGGCGAGGCGGTAAATAGTTTTCTAAATTTTTCATCTGCTGGTACTTGACTTAAATTTGGTTTTCTATGTGAACATCTGAAAGTATTTGTAGCTACTGAACAATGGTGGTGTATACGGCTAGATGTCGTAACAAGCTTCAGCCATGCGTTCACGCCTACGGATAGAAGCCCAAGCATCTTCTTGAGTTCCAGACAACGAAACAGCTTCATCGCAATATCCGTCCCAATTTCCTTTAGGACGATCTCGTCTACAACGGGCTTCCCGTTCGAGCTTATTGATGAGGGTGTCCATCCATGATGAGACGTCAGTATCCATGCAATGTGATCTCTTGATGTAGGGTTAAATTCTTTTAGTCGTTGTATCTCGCAGCCTTCAAAGTAGCCTTGCGTTTGGTTATTTCGTTTAGGAGTGAATAGTGATCCTGCGACGAAAGGATGCCTGTTGCGTAGTAGTTGAGTAAGTTCTTCCAGTTCTGTTCGGAGATCAGACTCAAGCTTCCATGCAGCTCGTTCATCAAAGTACCATCCATGTAATTCTTGTTGTGTAAGTATCTGTGCGACTGAGTGCTCTAACGCAACCCAGTCAGGAAGGGGTGAAAGTGGTCGCATAATTTTTTAGTTACTACAACGTCTTGAGCGCAGTAATCTTCCATCTCTTGACTCCACTCGCTCCAGTCACTCGTCTTTCCAAAATCTCCTTTATACTCTCCTAATCTGTAGCCATAGGATTCAAGTGAATGCCTTCCATAAAGCTGTAGTGGCATATGTCTCCACTTACGGTCATGGTCTATGTCATAGATATTTGGATGGTATAAACGTGATAGAAGAAGAGTGTCAACAATACGAGCAGTGGGAGTGAAATAGTTATATAGTTTGCTAAGACAAGGGAGGTCGAACCCAATAATATTGTGGCCGACGAGCGTATCTGCAACCAATAATCTATTAA